TGCTCCAGTGGTTCCAGTGGTTCCCGTGGTTCCCGTGGTTCCCGTTGCTCCAGTGGTTCCCGTGGTTCCAGTGGTTCCCGTTGCTCCAGTTGTTCCCGTGGTTCCCGTGGTTCCCGTGGTTCCCGTTGCTCCAGTTGTTCCCGTGGTTCCCGTTGCTCCAGTGGTTCCCGTGGTTCCAGTAGGACCCTGTTGCCCTGTTTGTAGCGATGTAATTGTAAAACGTGATCCCGTTTGGATTAGAACCGTTGTAGCATCCATATAATATAGCCCAACTGTTGCCTGAGGTGGAACTAAAATATTACAAGTATTTGAAACTGCATTGTTAATATTATATACACCACCATAATATGTCGTTGTACCCGAGATAGTAAGACCAACCGCTGAATAACCACCTGATGTAACATTTAATGACAACACATAATTTACTGAAACAGGAATTGTAATAAGAGTAGCATTTGTAAACAAATATGTTCCAGAATTATACGTAAATCCAGTGCTTCCTATAGACTGTATAGCATCTGGCAATGAAGCCAAATTAACTATGGCGAGAGATCCAGAGGGAGGCATAGATTGTGTGCCTGGAACACCATGTGATAACTGAGATGCCTGACCCTGCGGACCCGTTGGTCCAGTTGTACCCGTTAAACCAGTAGCACCCTGCTGTCCCACTTGAAGCGATGTAAGTGTAAAACGTGTGGTTGATTGAATTACTACCGTCGTATTATCCATGTAATATAGCCCAACCGTGGCTAACGGTGGCACTATAACATGAACCGTATTAGAAAATGCATTACTAGAATTGTACATACCACCATAATATGTCGTTGTACCCGAAATGGTTACACCAACTGATGCATAACCTCCTGCAGTCGTATTTAATGACAAGAAATAGTTGACAGAAATCGGCATTGTATTTGGAGTGGCATTTGTAAACAAATACGTTGCAGGGTTGTATGTAAATCCTGTTATACCAAGTGTTTGTCCAGCTTCAGGCGTGGATGCTAAATTAACAATTGCTAGCGATCCAGAAGGTGCCATAGTTTGTGTTCCAGGTGCAACATATGATACCTGAGCAGCCTGTCCAATCGGACCCGTTGGACCAGTATTACCAAAAGTCGATCCATTTATAGATGACAATGTTGAAAAATATAATAAATTAGAATAAGCTACATTGCTTGAAATAGTAGAACCCGTTAGTGTGGAATAATTCATAAACTGTGTATTTATAGTTGATGTAATCAAGGTGGAAACCGTCAGAGTGGAGTTAACGAATCCAGTATTAGTAGTAATCGTTGAAATTGCTACCGTTGATGCAATAAGTGATGACCCCGTTAAGGTGGAGAACTGATTCAGTGCCAAACTGGATACATTAATATTGGCTGCAATTAGCGTGGAAACCGTCAGAGTAGAGGTGAAGAATCCTGTGTTACTAGTAATTGTAGAAATTGCCACCGTTGATGCAATGAGAGATGACCCAGTTAAGGTGGAGAACTGATTGAGTGCCAAACTGGATACGCTGATATTGGCTGCAATTAAGGTAGACACCGTTAAAGTAGATGTGAAGAATCCAGTATTGCTTGTAATAGTTGAAATTGCTACTGTTGATGCAATAAGAGATGAACCCGTTAGTGTAGAGAACTGATTCAGTGCCAAACTGGATACACTGATATTGGCTGCAATCAAGCTGGAAACTGTCAGAGTAGAGGTGAAGAATCCTGTATTGCTAGTAATTGTTGAAATTGCCACCGTTGATGCAATGAGAGATGAACCGGTCAACGTTGAGAACTGGTTGAGAGCCAAACTGGATACACTAATATTGGCTGCAATCAAGGTGGAAACCGTCAGAGTAGAAGTGAAGAATCCAGTGTTACTAGTAATCGTTGAAATTGCTACCGTTGATGCAATGAGAGATGAACCCGTCAACGTAGAGAACTGATTCAGTGCCAAACTGGATACGCTGATATTGGCTGCAATCAAGGTGGAAACCGTCAGAGTAGAAGTGAAGAATCCTGTATTGCTAGTAATCGTTGAAATTGCTACTGTTGATGCAATGAGAGATGAACCTGTCAACGTTGAGAACTGGTTGAGAACCAAACTGGATACGCTGATATTAGCCGCAATCAGCGTGGAAACTGTTAGAGTAGAAGTAACAAATCCTGAATTGGTTGTTATTGTTGAGCCTGTTAACGTCGAGTAGTTCAAAAACTGTACATTCACCGTTGATACATTCTGTACATTACTTGTTATCGTGGATCCAGATAGAGAGGAGTAGTTTATGAACTGTATATTTGCAGTAGATACATTCTCTACATTAACATTTATCGTGGAGCCTATCAGTGTCGAATAGTTTACGAACTGTACATTCACAGTCGATACATTCTGTACAATCGCGGTGATTGTGGAACCTGTCAGTGTTGAATAGTTTACGAACTGTACATTTGCAGTAGATACATTAGCCGTAGATACATTTACTTGATTTGCTACTAGTGTAGAAAAGCTTACAGTAGATGCTGATAAAGTACTTAGCGCTACTATATTATTTGCTGTAAATGTATTGTTCAATGTACTTGAATATACAACTTCTTTATTGACCGTATCATACATTAGTAACGTTCCAGATACCAGATCGCGAATAGGTGCAATGTATAGGGCGTTTTGAGCAACACCTGATAGTGAAGAGCCTGTTGCATTAATTACAATAGATGAAGCAGGTTGAGAAATAATACCTGCTTGATATCCTATTGCAATGGCAGCAGCACCTTGTAAGGTAGAGCCAGCGGCTGTTCCTAACGAAACAGCATTTATACCACCATAGGGATATGCCATTATATATCTATTAATTATTTTTTATAATAATTTTAAACATTATTGTATATTTTAATAATGCACAATAATGCTATAACCGGATATTATGCTATTTATGATATTAACTGTGGATACGTTCCATCTGATTTTTAATAGAGGCCAATTGTAACTCTAAGCTATTTATTTTTTGGGTTTGTTCCTGCACCGCTTTAATTAATACTGGAATTAATTCTGAATAATTCAATTGCATCGGTACACTAGGATCTTCATTATATACTAATTCTGGAAATATATTTGATAATTGATCGGCACATACACCATAATATTGAAAATTCTTCTCTAGTTCTGTATCTGGAAGTAATGCCTGTGATTTCCATTTATACATGATTGTTCTAATCTGCATTAATTCATTTAGCCCATATGGTAATATATTTAGGACTTTTTCACTACTATCTGATGTTTGAATTGTACCATTTACTGCATATACTGCTGCAAAACGATTTAGAGTTAGACCACCTATATTATATAAATTATCACTTAATGGAAGAATAGTTCCACTCGTAATTGTTCCATTTACATGTAATAATGATAATGGAGTAGTTATTCCAATTCCAACATATCCATTTGCAGTTATATTAAATCCATTTGGATTAGTATATGAACAGATTGACATATAATTTGCGACATTACCTACTCCCACATGATTATACAATATCTGAAACGAATTATATATTGATGCAGTTTGACCTATTATGATACCATGATTTATATTTGATGTTAATATTGATAATGAGAATGCTACTAATGGTATATTGTATAATACAGTATTAGCTCCAGTATTACTTAATGCTAATACATATTGCCCATTTGCAGATATTGCAAATCCAGTATAGCTATTATCACTTGATATATAAGATGATAGAGTCCAATATTGTCCATAATTTGTAGAATAATATATATTTGTTCCATTTCCAGCAATTACAAATTGTCCAGATTCAGACATACATAGAAAATATACATTTGTTATATTTGATGATATGGTCCATGAATATCCATAGTTATTTGAATAATACACTTCATCGCCATATGTAAAACATGCATATTGCCCAGATGCAGAATTTGTAATGTCATGTATATATGAATAATTGCGACCCATAATAAGGGACCATGATTGGCCATAATTATTTGAAGTATATATTTTCGATTGTTGAGTACCTGATACCGCGCGATGACCTACAATCATATATTGTCCAGATGCAGATAATGTAATTGCTGTATATGAAGAACTAGATGTTATTCCACTATAAGACGCATACCATGATTGTCCATAATTATTAGATACCGATAATAATGTATTTCCATAAGATGCTACAGCCATATATTGTCCAGACGCAGATATTGCAATTGCTGCGGAAAGCCTATTATTTGTACTAACATATGACGACGATTGTCCATAATTAGATAATACATACATATTTGCAACAACCAGACTTACATTACTATATGCTAGTACATATTCTCCTGAACTAGACATTGCTACATAATTAAATACGACAGATGATAATGTTTGTACCCATGATTGTCCATAATTAGATGTATAATATATACCTCCTGAACTATTAATAACAGCCTGATATTGTCCACTTGCTGACATAGCACATCCATTATATCCAGTAGATGTTAATTGTGAACTAATAGCAGTCCAATTCTTTGGATAATTTGGATAATCTAGATTTGACTGAGTTGCGGCAATAGATACAATACCTGATGTGTTTAAAGTGCTTGTTGTTATAGATTGTATTAATACTGTATTTGATGTAATTGTTGATCCAGTAAGTGTTGAATAATTAATATTACCTGATGTAATTGTTGATCCAGTAAGTGTTGAATAATTAATATTACCTGATATAATTGTTGACACTAAAAAGGTTGAGTTTACTGTCTGTGTATTTGATGTAATTGTTGATCCAGTTAATGATAAAAAAGTATTTAATACCAAACTTGATACAGATATACTGGAAGCAATTAAGTCTGTAACAACTAGTGAATTTGTTGAAATAGTAGATCCAATTAATGTAGAATAATTAATAAAACCAGACGTCAAGGTGGATGTATTCAATGCACTAATATTTGAAGAAACTGCATTTAAGGTTGATACATTCAATGTACTAATATTTGAAGAAACTGCATTTAAGGTTGATGTAGCAATTGACGAAACATAAATGGCATTGCTCGGCACCAATTTACCACCTGTAGATGTTATTAGCACATAATTACTAGATATAGGAATATCATATTTACCAAGTAAGTATGTATTATTACCAGATAAATCATTGTATGTCCTGATTATGATAGGTCCAATGTTTACTGCTTGAACACCTGCATTCTGCTGATACAGGTCTGATGCAGGTGTAGACATATTCTAGAAACAATAGAGATTTGTAATATGCCAATATAAAGCCAACATTCCGGATGAGTAATCAGAATGACAGCGGGAGGTGGACTCTTGCAACTTGTTGCAACAGGAAAACAAGATGCTTTCCTTACAGGCAATCCACAAATTACATTTTTCAGAATGGTATATCGGAGACATGCCAATTACGCCATTGAATCACAATCCATGTTTTTTGACGGTAGCGCCAATTTTGGACAACGTGTCACATGCCTTATCCCCCGTCGTGGAGACTTACTCGGTCGTGTCTACCTAGATATCACTCTACCTCCTATTAAAGATTCTACAGGCAAAGTCTTATCCTATACGAATTCAGTCGGCCACGCCATTATTCAAGAAGTTACATTAGAAATCGGAGAACAGGAGATTGATAAACAGACGGGCGAATGGATGGAAATCTGGACACAATTTACAACACCCACTTCACAACGCGATGCACTAGATCATCTAATTGGTCGCCAACCACAATATGATAATATTAATATTATTCCTGGACCATGCGGTCTACAGCTTTTAATCCCTCTACAGTTTTTCTTCTGCAATAATCCAGGTCTGTATTTACCATTAATTGCCTTACAATATTCACCCATTCGTATTAATATTAAATTGCGACCACTCAATCAATTATTTTGGATTCAGCCCCCTGCAGGAAACCAAAGTCAGTGGAATCCCGCACTTAATACAGCGGTAGACTGTACTTCCCCTGTTGTTAATATGAATCTCTGGGGTGATTATGTATATTTAGACGTAGAAGAGCGTCGTCTATTTGTAAGTAAATCACACGAATATGTGATTGAACAAGTCCAATATACACCCCCATATGCTATTTCTGCCAATCAAACAAGTGCTACTATCCCCGTTGATTTTAATCATCCTCTTAAGGAATTCATGTTTGTTATTCGCCGTGATGAAATGGTAAATCGCAATGAATGGTTCAATTACAGTAGTTTAGCCATTGGAGAATCGAGCTTGTCCGCACCAGGAATCAGTATTATTGGACCAGATGCAAGTGCAATCGCTACTGGAAGTTCAACCGTGCCAAATTCTAGTACAAATGCACAGATAAATGGATACAATTCATTGCGCACCGATTTACTTGCTACTGCCACTTTACAATTAGATGGCTATGATCGTTTTACATTAAGAACTGCTCCATATTTCCGTATACAACAGCCATATGACCATCATACTACTACTCCGGTTAATGCATACATTTATAACTATTCATTTGCCTTACGCCCTGAAGACATCCAGCCAACTGGTTCAATGAATGCAAGTAGAATTGATAGTATTATATGGCAGCTTCAATTGAATAATGCATTGCTTATGCCGACAACAGTACCTGGTTATACAACGAAATACCCTGCTCGTGGCAGTTGTCATATTGTTGTTTATGCGCATAATTATAATGTGTTCCGTGTGATTAATGGGTTTGGAGGGCTGTTATTTACTATATAAATTTTTATAACGACTGTTAAAAAATGGAGTTTTTTTCTAAAAAGTCTTAGTAATGGCATCAGCCGCATCAGCCGCATCAGCCGCATCTGCTGCATCGGCTACATCAGCCGTCTCCCAACTCAAATACTGGCGTGAAGGAGATGAACCCTCTAATACAAATAAAAATGAGGGAAAAGATGGAGCAACGTATTTGTCCTACAATGTATTTCTTATTTTATCACTTTTTGGTGGATTCTTTGCTCTAGACCATCTGTATTTGCGCTCACCTATGACATTTGCTGCTAAATTTGCAGTGAATCTGCTATTCTTTGGTATCTGGTGGGCATGGGATGCAGCTCAGGCGCTATTCAATGAACCTACTGTACGTATTTACGGTCTCAGTGTCCCTGGATTTGGTCCGAAAGCAATTGGCGCAGGTGTATTAGCACAGGAAATACCCGATAAGAAGCATATGCGCTTCTTTACTTATGCGATTGCACTGATTTTTGGTGGATTAATAGGATTAGATTCATTCCTTGTCGGTCAAACCGAATTTGGATTATTTCGTTTAATCTGCACTATCACAATTATATTTATGCCTATATCTATTTTTGAATGGGCGTATAAAATGTATAAGTTCTTTTTTAATACAAAAGATGTTGTAAATGAACATTCTGGCTATTTTGGTGCAGTTGGTGGTACTTCTGCATTTGGCAATCTATCTAGCTGGTTTTATAAAATGCTACAGGACCTTGTTGGACCTGTTATTATACCCGTTACAACCACGATTGATAAGAGTTTGGATGCATATACGAAAACACTTGGTGTAGTGGATACCACTCTGAAAACTGGATCAGAAATTGTAAGTGGTGTGGGTAAACTGGTGGATGCTGCGTCTAAGGCGTCGGTTGCATTACCTGGTCCGTCTCTATATTCTGCCATTACTACACCTGCATTGGAAGCGGCGAAGGCGAAAGTTATAGGCGGTTCAAGCGTTAGCGATTCAAAAAGTGATAATAATCTAAAGCTTTTACCATATACATTAGTAGGAACAGTCCTCTTGATTATTTCATCAGGACTTTATAAGAACTTTTTTAATGTCAAACCCAAAAAAGATGATGTCCCTCCAAAGCCATGAGGAATTTGAATCGCTTCTTGCTGCCAAATATCCCATTGCAATGGTTAAATTTGGGGCAACTTGGTGCGGTCCTTGCAAACGTATTGATAAAGATATGTTGCTTGGTCTAAGTGATAAGATTGTATGGTATGACTGTGATTTGGATGAAAATGAAGAAACTCCTGCGTATTGTGGTGTATCGACGATTCCTTCTTTTCTTGCAATTGTGAATGGTGTTCCTCAGCCACTATTTCAATCATCTGATACGCGTCAGGTCGTTACTTGGATGCAAGGTGGGTTTAAGCTTTTAAAATGATTTGCCCAAAAGCAGTCCCCATTTGTTAAGCACAAATGTGCAAGCCTTTAAAATAGATTTTTATTATTATAATAATTGCATCAGATGCTATAATTATATTAATTCGCAAATTGAAGTCGCCCACGTCCATTTCCAACCAAGTATACATTCCATGAATCTGTATAGACTCGCATCTCTGCCTTCCTTGCACCCAAATACAAATTGGGTGTAATATTTGCCAACTGGATATACATCGTCGGTCGATCTGCCGTTGTAAAATTCACAGTTCCTTCAGGTGTTCTAGGCGCAGGATAGACAGTACCATATGTATCTCCTAAAGACCATGACATAGATCCAATTCCATTTGAATATTTTTCATGTTTTGCAACAGGAACAATCTGATTCCATAGAGATGCATCATATGCATCTTCACGCTCTTTCCCCGCAATATTCAATTTGATTCCGTAGTAAAACTGCCCATAAGGTGTGGTATACGTCTGTGTCATTAAAGTCGGATTCGTGTTAAAATAATCATTATACAGAACATCTAGGCGATTCTGGTCAAGTGCATTATAATTCCTAAAAAACCAATAAACACGTTCTGTAGGATGCCGTCCATCAATATAACGAGTAGCAATTGCTTGTCCGCCCTTATCCAAAGGAATATAATCTAGTTCACCAAATGTAAACTTATTCTCAAACTGCTTTCTAAACGGTATTTCAATCTGAGTCGTACGTAGCTCTTCTTGCTCTTCTGGAGATATATAGTGCTGTACAGTACTGAGAAGAATTGTGGGCTGTCCAATGTCTACCAAGGGTTTCGGGCAAAATGTAATTGTACCATCAGGATATGTAATGATAAAGTCTGGTACAGCCCATGGTGCAGGTTTTCTTCCATTAATGTCGGTCGATATGACAAGATCTTCCAATTTTCTTAGTATTCCCTTAATCCGAAATGTCTGTGATGGAAGTGCAACAAGAGGAAATCCAGAATCTTTTGGACACTGCATTCCTGGGAGCGGCAGATACACTCTAAGATGCCCTGGAGTAGCCCGCATCTGTAATGCACGAATACCCATTGAGGTTACATCATTAGAATCGCCTGTAATACCTGCAAGTTTCGTCGCTAAATGACTACTATTCCAGGAACCTTGTGTGAGTTGCCTGACATATAGACCATCCCCGCTCCATTCTTGAATAAGCATCTGATCTTGATAGAGTTGTATGGATTCAAATAAGAAATAGCCTACACCATTCACATATCCATACGATGTATTTGTTGCATTAACTGCAGTAATAGGGAATAAATTATTAGCAATGGATGGATCTACGGGTTGTCCATCTAGTGATGTTGGTAAAGGCGGTAACCAAGATGGTAAGTCAATTTCGAGAGCACATTCTGTCATAATGTCTCCAAACGTATCAATTTCTACTTCAAATGAACCACCAAAGTTAGTATTTGTAATAGGGACGGATGTCTTACGCTCTGCTAAATGTGGTGCGGAAGACCCGTATCGTGCATCATAGGGAAAAATACTGTTTTTTTCATCTTTTACGAAATAGTTATCTTTGACACCGCGTGCAACAAGTTCAAAAAGTGCTCCTTGACCACTTGATTGATTGATGACGGCCATTCTGATTAGATGGAGGGTTTTAGGTTTTAAATAGTGGGTATAGGTAGATAAAAATGGCGTATAATCCTCTACCTGATACTATTAAACCTAATAATCGTAATAAATACCAGCTTCTTCCTGAGAATAATAGTATCAACAGTGAAAAATATGAAGAATATATTAAAAAAAATGATTTATATAAATTTATAGATTTATATTTTTTAAACGCATTGTTAAATGATTTGAGTGCTACACAACAACAGAGGCATGTAGATCGTATAATAAAAAATGATAAAAATGAGATAGAAATATATAGTACCCCAATAAAAGGAGACCCTAAAAGGAGTATTTTATCAGATAAATCAATTTTCTATAATGGTATAGGTTTAACAAAAATCACAGATATGAAAAATAAAATAACAACATTATTTAAAAATCCACTTAAATATACCGATAATGAGTTATATAATTTGGAACATATTGAAATGCCTAACAAAAGTGCAGTATTAACATATAAAAACGAAAAATCAAAAATAAAAATTACATTAAATGAAAATAAGACTTTTAAAATAGAAAAAAAAGGTCGTGGCATTTTTGGTTGGCTTTCAGGCGGTAAATCAAGACGCTCTAAGAAAATCGCAAAGAAACGTCATACAAGAAAGCGCAGAAACTAAACATAAACAATCTGATCCTATCTAACCCTAGATGGATATTCAAGCACTTCAAAGATTCTCGGCAGGTTCTGCAAATGATGATACCCATAAACATCTATGGATTGAAGGAGCCAGTCAGTTTATTCCACAACTAAATCAACTTCTTACTCATACTAGATATGTACCTACCATTCTACCTATTGCACATTTTCTCAATGCAAATCATACAGAAGCCGATGCATGGGTACTTGGTAACATCTTGAAATGTCATTTATCAGATAAATCCACTACACATTCCTATCATATTTTGTATTCATATATTTTTAATGAACTTGGAAAAGAAGCCCCTTTAAAACTCTTAGAAATTGGTCTCGGTACGAACAATCCTGCTCTAATTTCTTCTATGGGTTCTACAGGTCGGCCTGGTGCTTCTCTCTATGCCTTCAGAGAGTATCTCCCAAATGCATCCCTATATGGCGGTGATATTGACCAAAATATTCTGTTTGAATGTGATCGTATCACTACGCGTTATGTAGATCAGATAAAACAGAATACGCTGGAAGTATTTGATGGACTATATGATGTTATCATTGATGATGGGTTGCATTCTATTGGAGCGAATTTTAATACACTCCTATTTGCACTTAAGCACTTGAAAGTGGGTGGATGGTTTATTGTAGAGGACATTCAATTAATTGATAATTTTAATGTGATTGAATTTATACTACGTTCTACAGGGAAATATGATACATATATGATTGATGCAAAGGGGTATATGTTTTCTATTAAAAAATTGAGGGATTGAAACATTTGTAGAAGCAGTAAAAGCAGTAAAAGCTATGAACGTCCTTATCATCGAAAGTCCAGGAAAGCAAAAGACCATCCAAGGGTTCCTAGGAGCAGAATGGCGCGTCATTGCATCCATGGGTCATATCCGTGGTTTATCACATGATCTTAAATTCTTAGAAAATAACTATGAACCTACATACGAATTCCTTAAAGAAAAATCAAAAGCCATTAGTGCACTCAAAGAAGCCGCGAAAGGCGCCACAGAGATTTATCTGGCTGCCGATCGTGATTTTGAAGGCGAACAGATTGCATACTCTGTTAAAGTACTTCTGAAACTACCCGCATCTGTCAAACGCATTACCTTTACAGAAATTACTGAAAAGGCAATTCGTCATGCCATTGCAAATCCTGGAACAATCGATATGAATCGTGTTCATACTCAACAAGCACGTTCTTTACTCGATCTTCTCATTGGATTTACTATGAGTCCCTTGCTTTGGAAGCACGTTGCTCCTAGTCTATCCGCAGGACGCTGCCAGATTCCCTCTATTCGTCTTGTTGTTGAGCGTGAAGATGCCATTCTTGCTTTTAAGACAGAATCTAATTGGTGTCTAAATACGGATTGGAACCATAATGGATTTGTATTTCCAGGAACTATGGATGATTCATTAGATGAAGAATCTGCGATAAATTATATGGAAAATGTGGTGAATACTAGTGGTACCATTATTGGAAATGAGGTTAAACCATGGTCTGCTTCAGCCCCACCGCCATTAATGACAAGTACATTGCAACAACAAGCTAGTGCATTATTTGGAATGAATCCTAAGACCACTATGATGATTGCGCAACGATTATATGAAGCAGGTCATATCACATACATGCGAACAGATAAAGCAGTCATATCTGAAGAAGCTGTTATTGCAATTAAGGCCTGGATAACTGGGAATTATGGTGTGGAGTTCTGTACAGGAGCAGAGAAAAAGAAATCCAAGAAAATAGAAGAAAAAACAGGGTCTGCGCAAGAAGCCCACGAAGCCATTCGTCCTACGCATATTGAAGTTGTAGAAATAGACGGTGAAGGTGCATCCTTATATCGCCTGATATGGCAACGAACCATTCAAAGTCAAATGGCTGCTGCTCAAGGTGAATCGTGTTTTATCAAGATTGATTTGGATGAATTCTTATGGACAAGCCGATGGAAACGTACTATATTCCCTGGATGGCAAGTAATTGGTCGTGTCGCATCTATTGATGATGACCAGGGTCAGGAAGAAGAGAAAGAAGAGAAAGATGTATGGAAAAAAGCAATTGAGATTCCAGTAGGAGCCATTGTGCCATGGAAAACAATGAAAGCCGCTGATAAAGAAACAAAAGCACAAGGGCGTTATACAGAAGCCACCTTGATCAGAGAACTAGAAAAACATGGTATCGGTCGTCCGTCTACCTTTGCATCCTTATTAGCCACTATTCAAGAGAAACACTATGTTAGCGTATCAAATATTCCTGCAAGAATTGTTAAAGTTAAAGAGCATTCATTAGAGTTTGGCTCATTGCCTATTAAAAGTCCGATGAAAGATAAGAAGATCGCTGCTGAGAAGAATAAATTAATACCAACTGAACTAGGTCGCTCTGTTCTCGGATTTATGTTGAAACACTTTGATGATATGTTCAATTATGATTTTACAAGTCGTATGGAGCAACGTCTGAATTTAATTGCAGAAGGAAAAGAGGAATGGAAAGCAGTTGTTCATGATACATGGATGTCCTATAAAGAACGATATACTGTACTAAATGTGAGGAAAGAACCAAATGAACGCAATGAAAGGAAAGAAGCAGAGAATATAGGAGAATGGAACGGACATCCAATTGAAAAGAAAACGGGGAAGTTCGGTGATTATCTGCAATGTGATAAGATTTCAATCCCGTTTCTAATGGAATCACTTGAAGAAACCATTCAGCGTTTTGAGGAAAAGACTGCTGTAAAGAGCAATGAACGAGTCTTTAAAGAATATGTCATACGTACTGGACAATATGGTCCTTATATTATGAAAATGGGTCTTAAAAAGCCACAGTTTGTATCTTTATCTTTATCAGTTGATATTAGTATATTAACTGATAAAGATGTGGATGGATTATACAAGATTGGTCTTGAGCAAAAGAAGTCCAAAAAATATAAGAAATAAATATAAGAAATAAATTACGGAATTAAAGTTGTAAACTATATTTAGAATGGCAGCAAGAGCAGTATCTCCTACACGTGATGACAAAAAAGAAATGCAAGAAAAGCGCTTTTTAAATGGATGGTCAAAAGAGCAAGAACAACTTATGGCAAGTTGGAGTGATATTGCCCTATGTTACAGATGGCTTCATGATAATGCCGAAAAAATATATCATAGTAAAAATCTGTGGATTAATTTACCCGTTATTATCTTAACAACTCTCGGTGGTACAGCTAGTTTCGGTGTTCAATCTATTTTTTCTGATAATTCTCATATGAAACAATATGCGAGTTTTGCAATTGGTGGTGTATCTATTTTTGCTGGTATCTTAACGACTATTGGAAATTATTTACGTTATGCACAACTTGAAGAATCCAATCGTGTTGCAGGTATTGCATGGGGTAAATTTCAAAGGCTGATTGCCATTGAACTTGCCTTAAATCCCAATGAACGTATGGATTCCATGGATTTCTTAAAAATATGTCGCTCAGATTTGGATCGTCTTATTGAACAATCTCCGCCCATTCCAACAGATGCCATTTCTATTTTTGAAGCGAGATTTGGAGATATTCATCATTTAAAGAAGCCAGATATTTGTGGTGCTTTAGAGCATACAACTGTATTTGATAGTTCAGAATCACGATTAAAACAGGTTGCAGTTGATGCAGCGATTCTTATGAAGCAACGTCGTCAAACATTGAATGAATTGCTTTCTACACAGGTTCAAGAAACAATTACTAAAAAAGTAGATGAGCGACTTAAGATTGTAATGGAAATGCAGAAGGTTGAAACGGCTTTAACAGCTGTACCAGTTCCCGAAGTTGTTCAAGATTCGGCAAGAACACGTAATCGGATTTTAGCACGTCCTACACTTCATAAGAAAGAGTATCATGCAATTCAGATTAAACCAGCAACACAAGATCTAGAGCCTATGGTAAAACCCATTGTAGAGCCTATGGTAAAGCCTGTTTCTATTGTAACAATTGTAGAGCCTGTAGTAGAACCTATAAATAATGAAATACAGAATGAAGTCATACAGCCTTTAGAAGTCATACAGCCTTTAGAAGCTATACAGCCAGAAGTACATCCTTTAGGAGTAGTTATATCATCACTCGATTAAAATAAAAATTGAAATTTAAAAACTGTGAAATGTAGATAACAATGATTAATCTGGAGCAAGCGTATGATATGGCAAATAAGCACATGGCGTGTGCTATTATGAAATCCCGTCTAAAACACATTCATATTGCGATGATTGTGAAAGGTAAAAAAGTTCTCGGTATTGCATCTAACTTTCTCGGCTCACGCTCCAGCGGTTGTGGATTTGATGACCGCACGATCCATGCAGAACGTGCGGTCATCAAAAAAGTTGGAGATTACTCTTTACTTCAAGGTGCTATTATGATTGTGGTTCGAATTTCTCCTACAACTCGCCATGCAGGATATTCTGAACCCTGTAAAACATGCAAACCACATTTACAGAAATGCATGAAAAAATATGGATTAAAGTGTGTGTTCTATTCGGTATGATATACGGAGTTTTTACCAAGATGCAAAATGAAATAGGGGTTTATATTTTTAATCTTTAAGTTTATTGTTCTGTTTCAAATTCATAAATCTGTTTAATCATTACCATCATTTGTCCAACAGATTTCTTTAGCATACTCATTTCTTTTGAGAATGTTTTTAACTCTGTCTTTATTTCTGTTAAATCTTGTTTTATTTGTTGGATTTCTGTCTGTATAGGTGGTATTATTTCATGCACTGATGTATTAATCTGAATGAGTGATTTTTGTTCAGAATTTGATGAATATCGAATAATAAAATTAATTTGTTGTTGTGTCATTTTTGTAATTTCTTCTATTTCTTTTACAGTCTTTCCAGAGTTATGCATATTTATTATCATTTTTTTAATACGTTTACGAATTCCTTCAATCGTTCTTTTATGATTTGCAGCAATTGTAACATGATCCATATTAATTTCTAGCTCATTTAACAATTGTTGTTCTTCTAAATTTGTCCAGATTCCTCTTGATTGTTCTTTGTCTAATTTATTCGTTTTAGGTGTTTCAACTATTTCTTTATATAACTCACTCTCTTTATAATCAGAATAACCTCTCGCTAATGTAGTATCTGCAATAACATCAATACGTTTTAATGCATATGAAATACTACCAGGAGTTCTACGATGAAGATCACCTATTTGACTAATTGTCATTTGTCCATCTACATATTCTCTTCGTATATCTTGTATTTCTGAATCTTCCCATGAAATCTTTTGACGATTATAATACTCAAGGTGATTCATGTTTACTTTTAAAAATATATCTAGATAGATCAATTTTTTAGCTTTAAATCTATTGTTCCATTTCATAAAATCATTTAAAGCACAGACTATATACGTGATATAGAAATGTCTACTCTTAATGTATCCGCATTGCAAGATGCAATTGATAAGCAATCATCCAATAGCCAAAACACCGTTGTCCAAAACACAGTTGACCAAAACACCGTTGTCCAAAACACCGTTGTCCAAAACACCGTTGACCAACCTGAAACCGCTACTGCCGTTGGTACCGCTACTGCCCTTGGTACCGCGACTACTGCTACTACCGTTAGCAAAAGTGATTCCAGCGCTCCGAATAGTGATTCACAGTCGCAAGAATCTAAAAAACTAAAAGTCATCATCGGTCTCCCTGGCGATCATTTTAGCCAAGCATTTCTTCTCAGCTGGACAAATACTATTTATACGCTTATTAGCACCAATCGTTACGACATTAAGATTAGCCCTGGTAAAAGCTCCTTTGTCCCATTTGCACGTATGCACACTCTCGGTCTAGATGTATTGCGTGGTAAAGCACAGAAGGCATTTCATAACGAATCATATGATGTCTTTGTATCCATTGATTCCGATGTAGTCTTCTCAGCTATTCAGCTTATTGAACTCATTGAATGCACTAAAGTACATCCCGTTGTGTCTGGTTATTACATGATGCAGGACAATAAGAACTTTGCAGTTGTCAAGGAATGGAACAAGAGTTATTTTGCAGAGAACGGTACCTTTCAATTCCTACAGCCGAAAGACGTTGAAGCTGATATTAAGAAATTTAGCGCAGAACTCGATGAACGCAAGAAAGCAGAAGAGGAGAAGCGTGATCCTGGTCCTTTGTCTAATCCCGATTTTATGAAGGTATCCTATGCAGGTATGGGCTTCTTTGCTTGTCGTAAAGAAGTACTGGATTCACTCGCATATCCCTTCTTTAACCGAGAACTCCAGAGGATGCGCGGCAAGAACGGTTTGGAATTGGTGGACATGTGCAGTGAAGATGTTGCTTTCTGTAAAAATATCGAGGATGCTGGTTTTGACATCATGCTGAATACTCGATTGCGGGTAGGACACGAGAAGAGTGTTGTTCTTTGAACATAAGGAACTAGTGATGGAATTGTCTTATATTTATACATACAAGCTGCTGTGTGTATTTTACTTTGTATCGTATTATATAATTGCTTGAAATAGTAATGAATAATACTATTAGTATGCCCTTTTGTTTTGTATAGTGATCCTGATTCGTAAAGTATATTTAATACATGTGTAGTACTCTGTATATGATTAATTATATTGTACTTTTTCTTATTACATTGCTCGCATTTACACAATTTGTACTGAGTAGTTAATAAAATATTAGGAGACATCTATTGTTTTTATATCTAAAAACCTTAGGTTTATATTCTATGGTTTTTGGATATTAAGTAATTATTACTCTTGAGGAGCATCTGACAAAAATCCAGAAGCAGAAGCAGAAGCAGAAGCAGAAGGAGGAACATCTGACCCACCTTTTTGCATCTCATCTTCAAAATGAACCTTCTTTGACATATCAATGCCTAGAAAATCTGCAATTTGTAAAACAAGCGGCATTAAATATGCCATAAAAAAATCATAAAACCATTGAAACATTTCTATTTGCCGTATACTAAATTATAAGAGGATTTTGACCGCACAAATTATGCATTACCGTCTTGTTTTCTTATATAAACCGCATTTTGTGCACTCAATATTTCCTTCTACAATATTAAATATATGGAAACAATTACGTTGTAGTCTCTTTAATGCAAGCTCTTTTTCTTTTTCTATTCTCACGAAGTCTTCAAAGAATTTCTTGCGAAATTCTTCCACTCCATTTGTATGCATTTATTCCTGGTAACATTAATAACTTAAATACAATATCTCAATTATAAGAAATGAGAATTGCCATTATTCTTACAGGTGCACTTCGCACCATAAAGAAAACAATTCGGTATTTTAAAGAAAATTTGGTACGTCCAGATATAGATGTATTTGCATGTATACAGAATGATACTCAAGATTCTGAAATAGTATGGAATGAATGGTTCTCTGAACAACTTGGTTCTCATTTACGATCCATTACTTGGTTCTCTGAAGACAATTATCGTGAATGGCCAAAGCATCGTGAATTTATGTTACACTATATGCAAATTGATGGAGGATGGAAAGATTATCTTCGTCGTAGTGGCTCTATGATTGAGTACTTTCAATTACAATTGGCATATATGAAACTAGCAGAGTATGAAAATATCTGTAAAATCTCGTATGATTATCTAATTCGCGCAAGAACTGATAGTATCTATGCTAAACCTATTGATTTTCACTGGTTGAACTGGACAGATGATGAAGTAGCTACACGTATAGAAAAGGTACAAGAAGAACTAACTCTATCTAAGATTGATATTAACCAAACTATTCCGTATTTTATGAGCACTATTACATCAGATGAAGCAATCCCTAATATTCAATATATCCATGCAACATGTTATCTTGCACAAAATGAAACGTTTTATGAAATGAATGCGGTTAAGCTAAATGAATACATTAAACACGGTAGATATATTCTTACATTCCGAAAAAATAACTTGTATATTGTGCGACGGGAATTATTTTATTTGATTCCTGCTCTGGGAAGTATGTATGGGCAATTTAGATCGCCGTATTCGGATTCTTGGTGGTTTAATGCGGAAGGCCAATTTACTAGTATTTGTTATCACGCATGCTTAACTACATTTGATTATAATACGGATTTTGAAGATAAATCTGTTGAGAAAGTGGGATGGAATGAAGCCACTTTTTTTGATACAGAATTTAACTGTATTAATCCGCGGATGTTGTATTGCGTTGTTCGGATGTAACTACATCCTCGCAACGGCTAAAGTGAGTTGTTCGAGCGTAAGCTCTCGCAACGGCTAAAGCGAGTTATAAGAACATAATAAAAATTGAATAATACATATTATAATATATAAATAAACATGGATCCTCTTACCGCTTCTCTACACGATTGCTCGCACCAATTCATACCCCACCTATCAGCAAATCATGGTAATGCTACTATTCGCGTTGATGATTCTTATTATACAATTACTATTACTAAATTACCTAGTATTACAAAATTACCAGATTCTTCCCATTCTGTTCTAGGTAAACGATGCCATTCTGATGGCTGTAAAGAATACAAAAAAAATCGTCGCCTTACTGATACTAACCCTTTATATAATACACTAGGACACAATTTTGAGTAAAAAAACAAAAAAACAAAAATAAATATATATTTATTTTTGTTTTTTTGTTTTTTTGTTTGTTTTTTACTTGCGGAGAAATCGTTGAAGAATACGATTGCGCAAACACAAATATGATAGTTCCTCTTCTTGCTCTTCTTGCTCTTCTTGCTCTTCTTGCTCTTCTTGTTCTTCTTGTTCTTCTTGTTCTTCTTGCTCTTCTTGCTCTTGCTCTTCTTGCTCTTCTTGCTCTTCTTGCTCTTGCTCTTCTTGCTCCTCTTGTTCTTGTTCTTCTTGCTCTTCCTCTTCAACTTCTTCAATCTTTCG